TTTGACCGATTGTTTGATGAACTGTCGTATGCGACTCGGCATGTGGCATCCGCACAGAACTATCCACCGCACAACATTATCCAATATAATGAACATGAATATGCGATTGAATTAGCACTTGCAGGGTTCGATAAGAGCGATTTGGACATCTCGGTGGAGTGTGGAGTGCTCTCCATCAAAGGAACGCGTCCTGAGCCGTCTAATGAGGAACCAGCACCCAAATATCTGCACCGCGGTCTTGCTCTTCGCGGCTTCGTAAAGCAGATTCCGCTGGCAGACGATATCTACGTAAAAGATGCGTCATTTGAGCACAGTATTCTACGCATTTATCTGGAACGTGTGGTGCCAGAAAAGGATAAAAAGCGGCAGATTACCGTCAATACAAGCAAGAGCATATCCGCATAGTCTGCGATGTGTTGCCAACAAGGGGGGAGTTCGCTCCCCCTTTTGTTGTCTAAATACTGGTGAGGATTCTATCTATGCCAAGCCCGTCTGAAATTGCTTTAGGTGTTGCGTTGAAAGAGTTGATGGGAAATCTGTTTGTCATGTATCTTCGCGCACACGGTGCACATTGGAACGTCGAGGGAATGCTGTTTGCACCCCTTCACAAGTACTTTGGCCACCTGTATGAAGACGTTTTTGAGTCTATTGACCCTGTTGCAGAAGCGTTGCGTCAACATGACATGTATGCACCATATACGCTGTCGCATGTCGCAAAGTTAGCGACAATTGCTGATGTGCAGTTGACGAATGGTCAGCCGACGCCGATGTTACAGGATTTGGTGGGTGTGAACTCGCAGGTGCAGTCGTCGTTAGCGAAAGCGTTTCGTGCAGCAGAATCGGCTGGCGATTTGGGCTTAGCAAACTTCTTGCAAGATCGTATGGCAGCGCATCTCAAGCATGCGTGGCAATTACGCGCACATCTCAAAAACTTCGACTAGTCGTTACGCATTCTGTCGTAACGACGGTCGATGCTCCACATACTCAATATTATTTTGCACATAGAACCACGGACATGACGCGTCATGTGGTTCTTGTTGCGTCCGTTGACAATGCCAACACCGCATGGACACCGGTTCTCCAATACCCATTCCGGATGTTTTTATCGTAGACGACTCTGCGACATACGGCGGTGTTCTCAAATGAAATCGTCGAATGAGAAAATCAAGATGCTGTGTCAGTCGGATGTTCGAACGAAGTACTTCTGCATGCTGCTGTTCTAACGTCGTACGACGGCGCAGAAGACTGACGATATACGCGGACAATATAACAGTTGCAGCGCACCAGAGAGTATTACTTCCGAGAATCATCCACCACATTGCTATCCCCTTGATAAAAAAATATGCCGTGACAGGGTTGCTATCACGGCATACTTAGTGTTCACAACTTTACATCCTCACGTCTACTCTTCGTCATCCAACACATTTGAGAAGAACTTCTTGATGTCGTCTTCGTCGTTGGTGACCGCAGGCTTTGCGGGAATCTTCGGCGCAGTCTTTACCGGCGCCTTCGACACCGGCGCACTCTTGACTACAACCTCTTCTTCGATAGCCTGTGCTGCGGTTGCAGGCCCGCCTGCGTCACCCGTCAGCGTTTTCGTGAATCGCGATTCGAGTTCGTCGTAGTTCTTGAACTGGGCTTCCGACACGAGTTCCGTGAGCGAGAATTCGCCTTCCCACGTTTTTTCTTTCTTCGCATCGTCGTCTTCAAACAATTCTGACGGTTCAGCGAACTCTGACTTGTCATAGTTCTGATACCCTGCGACCTTCTGCGACTTCAACTTGAAATCGCATCCTTCCCACAGATCAAACGGATTTGCGGGCTTCTGATCGGGAAACTGCGGTTCAAGCAGTTCCATGATCTTCTGATGGATCTTCGGGCCATACTTATACAAGAACGTCTTACCGTTGTTTTCGGGATGTGCGGGATCGTCAATAACCAGAATGTTGCTGACGTAACTCTGCTTACGCTTGCGATCACGTACCGTCGCTTTGTCAGACTCGATACCTGAGTTCCACAACTTGTTGTTGTTCTTGCAAACAGGGCACGGTCGATCACTCAGTGTCGTCGGGCAGTTCTCAATGAACCAGAGTCCCGTCGGCCCCTGAAACCCGTGCGAGAACACACGCGCCCACGGAATATCTTCGTTCTTGGGTGCGGGCAGAAACCGAATACGTGCGTATCCAATGCCCGTCTTGGGGTCGACTGTCAACTTCCAATAACGATCATCGGCACCACCCTTAGCCGAGGACGTCTTCTTAACTTCTTCAGTGAGTTTGGTGAGAAGAGATGCGCGGTTCTTACGGAGAGACGAAAAGTTTGTTGCCATAGATGCTCCTATAAACGTTATGTAACGGTGTATGAAACGTAGTATACAATACCTACTTAGCGTTGTCAAGAAAAAAGTGTACGTTCTCCTTCTGCGGCAGCAAGAGATAAATTCGCATACGATGACCAGAATCGTTTTGCGAGAGCATGAGCATCATGCCGCCATGTTGAATGATGCCATGCTAAAAGTTGATCGAATTTTCGCAGTCGTGCCAGCCATGGGCGTACGCCAAATGTGAACCCCGCAGGTTCCCGTAGTTCCCAATACTGTGGCCAGTGATAATCATATGCGTCTTGCGGAATGAGCAAAAGCGCACAGGCGAGATCTACTGGTAAAGACTTATTCAGAATGTCCGACAAGCAGGACGGTAAGACAGCGCGAGTCCCATCCGCTAATAGTGGCGCATACAACCATGCGTCAAGTTTGTCTGGCGTCAGCCGTTTGCGGATGTCGTACAGGTTTGCGAGATAGAGCGGCATCCCATTTTCGGAACGCGTGGAAAAATCCAATCCCGCTTGCATATTTTCAGATGCGACGACATCCGCAATGTACGCTTTCGGTTTGAAGAAATACGCCAACATCAATGCTGCATGAATCTGTGCGTCATTGAACTTTGTCGCGAGTCGGTAATAAAACTGACGATCTCGTTGTTGCATGAAAACGCCACGCTTGACGACGCCTCGATATTTGATAAAGTCGTATGAGTCTGTAGAAAAATACAGACGGTATGCCGTGCTGTATTGATAGACTTGTTCCGGCGTCATATTAGAAAAGTTCTTCAGCGCCGCCTTGCAGGAGATGAAGTCGGCGTGCTTCACGCGCTAGTTCAGATTTGATTTTATCCCCAAGACGAACGGCGATATCTTCGGGATCGATCTTGCGCTGATCGCAATAGTAGAGCACTGCGTCTAAGAATGAAAAATGATGCTGTGCAACCAGCAACTGAAGTTCTTTTGTAAGTTGTTCGGAAGTTACATTCGTCACGGGCATATGATGTCTCTCATGAAAAAGATGGCGGTTGATTCTGTTTCCAAGTTCAACCGCCGAAAACTCAGGCTGCTCTAGGCAGCCAGCGGAAGTGTTTCCATTCCGTTTGAGGTTCTCTCTGATTTACGACAGTGAGTTGTCGGTTGTCTCCCTCGTACATCAACGCCGAATCGATTCTAAGTCGCCCCCATCAACAACACACCACATCACCACTCGCTACCCACTCTTACATACGGCAGTAGATCGCGACTCCCCTGTCGGTAAGACCAAAGCCTTGTCCGTGTGTGATGTGCTGATGGTGGAGGCGGCGGGATCTGCCCCCGCGTCTTCCTGCGCCACTGCGCGATTTCATCAACAACAGAAATAATTATACTACAGGTGAGTGTGAAGTGTCAAATATTTGTGATATTCTGCGATGCGCTCTCGTAGTTTGCCAAAATGTTCATTGGGTGTGGTGACGAACACTTGCAGTCCTTGAGGTGACGCAATAGGAATGACGATCTTTTCGCAGAGCATGCCGGTATGCTCATACAACGCGGCGGCATAAAAACATCCTTGAAGGTAATAGTCGCCGATGTATTCTTCTTTCTTTGGACGGTTCGCCTGCTTGAAGTCCACAATCGCTAACGCACCATCAACGGTGGCGATCATATCGGTGCGTCCAGCAATTTCGAGTTTGCGCGAGTAGAGATCGCACTCTTGACCATAGACGCCGGTAATGTGTGCGTCGAGCCACGGCACAAGATGTTGCCACAACTCAAACACATGTGGTTCAATTGTATCGACAGTATTATTACCAACATACTGTTCGACGAGTGCATGCAGTTTGGTACCGCGTCCTGATGCGGCTTGCGAGACGCGTTGGGCTTCTTGATGGCCTACGCGTCGTTTCCACGCTTCCAATTGCGGTTTCGGTTTTGCACCCAATACACGCGTGATAGACGGATAATGTATTCCTTCATCGGTACCGTCAAGCACTTGATAGACTCGACCACTCTTCAAATTCATCTGCTTCAACTGTGGAAGCGAGAGTGGCGGATAATGATGAAACATGACTAATCGATATTGATTGTCGAGCGACGATGGCGCTTCTTGATATCGCGAAGGATGTCTTTGAACGCTTCTGGCGTCTTCAATCCACCACGATTGATCGTATAGCCAACGCCGGGTGCAGACGCACACCGTTCAATCGAACCCAACTCATTGCACTGTGGGCACGGTTGCGTCGTAGGATAGTCGCGATTCGCAATAGGCAACTGCATATCAATGACAGTAAACCCGCATGATGTGCATCGAAAATCATAATTCGGCATTATCTATTACTCCGGAGTGTTGTCGTCATCGTCGCTCGACGATCCAACCACGCCTGAAACCGCGCAGCCGAGTCTTTCGTCAACTGTGTGATAATAATGGAACCAAATGCAATTCGAAGATATCCTGTGACACAACATGCGCCAAAAATAATTTCTGAAGTTGTGGTACCACGACTGAGAAAAAATATACTGAGAGAGAGCAATACCCATCCTGCGAGAATACGAAACGCTTTGTCAAACGAAATGATGCGTTCGTATTCAAGATTCAAATCTTTACGAACAGAATCGAGTACGGTTGATTGCAGACCAGCAATCATGCTGTCCGTTGGTGCGGTGTTCTTTTTTTCAGAATTCCCATTCGTCATAGTCTTCAAATGCCTCATAGTCTTGAGTAAGTACTGCATGCTGGAGTGTATTCCGCAATTCCGTCTTTGATGGAGGCTTGACAATCTTGGTGTCATACGCACTCGGTTCCTTCTTTCGTCGGTGTCGCGGTGACTTCTTATTTGCATTCTGCGACGGACGAGCGCCTTTCCAACTTCTCGACATGATGTAACCTCTACCGAATAAACCGAATAGAAAACGGTTGTTCTAACAGGCCCGGAAATGCTTCATCAACGATATTCTTTGGGCATCGATACTTATTCACAAACTTCTTATCCTTCAGCGCAATCAACATGTCGGCTTCAGACTTATGCACACGCTCTAACAACTGCATGAACAATTGCTCACGCCGCAACCGTGTCAGCGTGGGACTTCCGCCTTCCAGAAACAGATAGAGTGTTCGCAACTCGCGAAACAGATTCGAAGGCGTCAACCCATGAGCACCGGGATCGGCTTTGAACGGTGGTGCGCCTTCTGGTAAAACCCATTTCACGTCCGCATGTGCTAACTGTAGAATGTAGCGCATGCCGGGAGTATCGTTCTGTCGAAGATTCTCTATCTTGTCGGGAATCTTGACTGTCTTCTGTTGGCGTTCAAATACTTCACCAAGCATTTTATTCTTTAACATGAGCGTTCTCCACCATTATACTACAAACGTTCTGAAACAACTTCAACGCATCACTCATCGGTCGTTGGCATTTATCATTCCACAAACCACTATTCTTGTAATAGGATAGCAGTTGCTTACAGTGAAATGACGTTTCCTCTATGAGCATCTTTTCGATTTCGTGACGCGACCTCGGTTCTTGTCGCGTCACGGGCGTATCAACTGTTGGAAACGGAAGAATACGTGCTGTCATTATTCAATAATCAACTTCTGAACTGGCGTGCCTTCGTTGATGACAATTTCCAGCAGCCGCTTCCATGTGGGTACGCGTCCTTCGAATGCATAGAACTGCTGATAATACAGACTCTGCACTCGCAGTTGTTCCTGTATCAACTGATCGTCATAGGTATCGAGAGCGCGTTGCATAGCGGCTAATGTGCGATGAATGAGCAACTCTGGACGTTCGTCGAAGGGGAACATCCATGCCCATTCCGCGCACGTTTCAGGCAGCGCACCGAAGTTTGTGGTGATGGCCAAACAACCAGACATCAATGCTTCTTGAATCGCCATGCATGAAGTTTCCGCGTAGATCGACGGATACGTGAATACATGTGATGTCTGCAACGCTTCGCGCACGACATCGTTTGGCTGTGTACCGTGATACACGACACACGGATTGTTTCGCAGCAGCGTATAGAGCGGTTCGAATTGAGCATCTGCGCCTTCCCATCCGTAAATTTTGAATGAGGAATAGACGTGCAGTTCCCAATCTTGACGAATCTTCGATAGCGCATCTGCCGCGGCTGCGAGAATCGCAAGACCACGATGCGGCGTTGAGGTATAGATGAACTTTAACTTTCCATCGTTGACGCGAGGCTTGGGAAACGTCGCTTCACGAAACGGCACCGCATTCTTGATCACGACGCCTTCCGAATACGGAATACCCAAGTACTGCTGATACTGCTGTTGCTGCCAATGCGAACAGAACACAATTCGATTGAACTGTGTGCGATATGACTTATCACGAAGACACGCACTTGCGGGGTCTTGAGGAAGATCCTGAAGCCACAAAATACGCGGCTTGTCTTCAAGCGTTACCTGTTCAGGGCGCGACATAATGATCTGCACCTGACTGGTCAGTTCGGGTAATGCTTTATGGAGATTGGCGCAAATAAGTTCCGTGCCGCCTTTGGCTTCAGTCGGTGCAGTGCTCATGAATTATCCTTTGAGGAATAGTTAGTTTTAGCGTTGTATCCGTGAATCGTAAATGTAGCGTAACTTGGAAGTCTACGAAGAACGTTGGCACACGTTGGGCATGTGGCGTTCTGCGAAGCGATATAGGTTGGAAACGTCATCTCCATAATTTTATCACAGTGCGAACATTCAAAATCCCATCGTGGCATAGTGTTCTCTCATCTGGCTGAGGGGGAAGGAATCGAACCTTCATTCGTGGCTTCAAAGGCCACCGTCCTACCGTTGAACGACCCCCCAATATATATTGTACTCAACTTGGAGCCGGTGACTGGAGTTGAACCAGCGACCCCCTGCTTACAAGGCAGGTGCTCTACCAACTGAGCTACACCGGCATAACTTAATAACTTTTCCCTTCTGCGTATGTTTACACTTTCTTACGTAAACGAGGGGTCGGATCAAACAACTCGTGATGGTGTTTTGCGGCATCGTCGAGTTTCTTGAGCATCCGCTTTCGTGCTTTAGTTTTCTTTCGCGTCTCCTCCGCTTTCGCTTCTCGCGATTGGAAGTTCGACGCACGTTGCTGTCGAGCCATATTGCATATCCTATGAGGTATCTGTGTGTTAGACGCGGCCGCGGGCGTATCGCGTGTCTTTGCGCCATCCCGGTGTGAGATATCCAAAATCTCTCGGTTCCGTCACTGCCACTTCATCCTGTTTACAGACATCACAAGTGCCAATGTGATATGTGGAGATCGCTGGCGACGGCCCGGTATAGTATCCAGACGCATACCAGCGACCAAATGCTTTACCGCATGTATTGCAACACCATGCCGGTTGTGATGATTTCGATGACGTCATACCTGTATTATACGGGTTTCGATGCGTCGAGTCAATTAGAAAGTTGCAGTGGCAAATATTCCGATCCGCGTAATCTTTCGATAGTCGGTGGTTGTCGTTCCAATGAATGGCGTCATCCATATATTTGTCAACGGCTGTTTAGGTAGACTTCCAATATTGAATGCAATTGGTGAAACGCCAACAGAAACATCCGTGTTCGTAAATGCAATAGCAGGAGCGGCATATGACCAACGCGTTTCTTCGGTGGCAATTGAACGTCCTCGCTTGAGCCACGATACGACACCAATACCGGCTGTCGTACGTTGTGCTGTCGTGGGAGCACTCGATGCAGCAAAGAGTGCGCCTGCGCCGGCTTGTATTGTCATATGCACATACGTATGCGGTAAATTCTCAGTCGCTGCGACTGTCGTCGTCTCTACAGTCGGAATCAGCGTACGCGTCTCATTCGGGCCTACTTCATACAATCGAATCAACTGCGTTGGTACATTCTTCTTGTTCTTTCCAACAGTATTGATAATCGCAAACTTCTGTGTCAGCGTATAGTTGGCATTTGTACCATTGAGTGTAAATGATAGACGCCAATCTTTGAATTCTGTGTGCACCGGCGGCGGAGGCGTCGAGGTGTCCAGCGTTGTTGTCGGTAACGTAATCACCGCTGTACCTGTGCCAGCACTCTGGTATTCTGCAATCGATGTGCTCAATTGCTGCACTTGCACTTTCAGTTTTCGATTTTCTTCCAATAACGCCGCAACCGCAGTGCGATCTTCCACTCGCACGTATTCCTTTACGACCTTTTCAGTGACTACCGGTACTGGCACCTGAAGCGTTGCGACATTTGGTGCAGGATGCGAGAGGGTAACGTTAAGATCTGAACCTGACGGTGAGGGGCGGACAAACACACCAAGAATGATACCAAGAACGAGAGCGGCGACGAACCCATACAACTGTTCGCGAATAGATAAAGTCATTTCAAACTCCATAAAAAAGGTTACTATTAGTATATAGGAGTTTGAAATGGCGGGGTTGACGAGACTCGAACTCGCGACCAACAGGTTAAAAGCCTGCGACTCTACCACTGAGTTACAACCCCAAGGTATCGTATATGATGCGCTACAACGGATAGCGTATCATATACGATACGTTATGTGGTGCCCGTGACAGGACTTGAACCTGTATGACGTTACCGTCAGCGGAGTTTAAGGCCGCCGTGTATGCCATTCCACCACACGGGCATACTGTTATCGGTTGCGCTTACGCGACTGTCGAGCCACTTTGTTCTTGGCGCGATTGCGCTCTTTGCGGTTCTTCTTCATTCCCGCACGAAGTTCCAGACGCTTTTCCAGTTGAATCAATCTGCGGATGTATTGCAGATTTGCGGCTGTAACTTCTGCTCTTCGCAAACGCTCTTCCGGCGTGTCCTCGACAGGCGTCTCCACAGGTTTTGGCGTCGTATCGATGACCAGCATTTCCTGTGACGAAGCCGGTTTCGGTGTGGTAGACTCAGTAATCTGATATTCAACATCACTCATATGCATCTCCATGAACTATTTCGTATTCGTATTGTCTGTCATTCCATCTAAAACGCATGCGTCAAAATTTATCCATCCTGTAGCCGTATCCGAATAATGCAGTTGACGCGCCTCCATCTCTGTCAGAGGTTCAGCGCAGATAATCTTTTCACCGAGAAAATCTTGCTTCCACGAATCCGGAGAAGTGTTTCGCACCAGACATTC